CCCGTCACTGTATCATCACCGGCAATGACATATTCCCGCTGTGATCCTGTGCCACGTCCGCCGACATAACACACGTTTTTCAGCAACTGTGAATTTACACTGTACTTTGCTTCCGCAATGTTGTTGTATGCCTGGCTGAACACAACACGGTTACGGTCAGACTGTGACATTGTCCTATCCAAACCCTTGTACAGTTCAAACGTGATTGTTTTGTTGGTGAAATCCGGCTTAAACCTAAAACCAATATTGGCGTATTTAGACAACCGTTGTTCATAATCAAACAGGTTTTTATACGTTGCCTGGAATGTCACCGTTTCCGGGAATCCCTGTACAGAATCCAACTGCACTAACGGAATCGGTGCGGCATTGGTGAGAATGTCACGCATAGCGGTTTCAACAAGGCCGTTGTTGATTGCATACATTGGCCGAATCAAACGCCGGGTCATGTACGAATCAAGGAAACGGCCTTTTGCTGTGATCTGATTGTGTACCGCATTCTGTTCGATTGTCAGCGATTCAATCACGCCAGCTTCAACCGCACCACGCAACCACACAAGCCGCCACATCTGCAACAGCCCCTGATTGTTTGGTGTTACCGGGCAATACAGTTCAAACGAACCGCCGCCAAAATATGCACGATTCCACAACACAGACGTTTGATCTTCAACTAACCCGCAGAAATTCATATCTGCATCATAAATTCTTACTTCCATTTTTATGCACTCTGATATTTCAGCCTGTATGTCAGTTCAACGATCATGTTGGAAACGCCGCTTTCCGCATCATAACCAATGTCATTTGCGCCACGCATCAACTGAATAAATACTGAATCTTCAGTAAGATACTCATTGACTTCCGTGGTAACGCCCATATGCGTCAAATAAACGTGCTTATCATTGTCTGATGTTGTAATCGTAATTACATCACCGGCAACCATCTGCATGGGTTTGTTTGACGTTCCAACGGTGATTGTGTCCCCTGTTTCAACGTGCGTAATTGACGGATTTTCAACTGCACCAATGGCATTGATCTTGATGGTCATGCCGATATGGTCAGCCGCATTTTCATTAACAATGCGCTGTGAACGCTCAATACTTCTATACCCGAATTCTTCACCCGTTGAAATGAATTCATGCGGGAATTCAAAGTTTTCAACCCATGCTGCCATGAACACGGAAATGTCATCCATTGCATAAAAGAATGGGTCAGGGCACAGCAACGAAATTGTGTATGTCCGTGCGCCAAACTGCCCGGTGCTGTTGACTGATTCAACGTAATATTCAATCTGCCGTTCGTTGGTATCCTCTTTGAATACCAACGTACCAACGTCACCCGACTTGAACAGTGCCGCCAACAGGTTTCTGTTATAAACGTGGTTTGTCAGGTCTTTGACGGTCAGCACAATATTTCTGACCTTTGCAACACTGCCCTGATATGCACCGCCGTCCGTCATGGTGTTGGCGGAAATGGTCACGTTGTTGTCAATGTAATAACACCCCTCTGCACTGACCAACAGAAACGGTGTCAGGCCACGTTCGCCAAAACTGATTGAAACGCCATCAGCATTTGAGCAAGTTATAGTTCTGTCAACGTATCCCATCAGTATACCCCACTAATGGCCAATGCCATCTGCTGTGTTGCGTTCCGTGTCTGCCGTGCGATTTCAGACGGTGTTAATGCTGTCGGGGAGTTTACAACAATCGTCTGATTGTATCCGCCAAATACGCCAGGTGCGACATTTGCCCCACTCATGGAATACCCCGACAGATTCAACGCAGAAACGTCCGCCATAGCATCATCAATCTTGTATGCGCTCTTTTCGATACCCACAGCGATACCCGCAGAAATCATTGCGCCGACTTGCTTTTCCATGACGGTTGACGGGGAATGAATGCCCAATGCATTTTTAGCCGCATCCAACGCCCGCTGTGCCGCTTCCTTTGCCGCACTTGCGATTTCACCCGCTGCGGATGTAATACCATTGGCGATGCCTTTTATAATGTCACCACCGATAGACCGCCAATCAAACGCCGAAAACTGTGCCTTGATCTGATTGAACACCTGTGGAATCTGCCTGATAAGGTCAGGAATGGCGGAAATAATGCCCGCCGCTAATTCCCCGATGATTTCAATGCCCTTTTGCAGAATCGTTGGCAGATTGGTAGCAACAGCCGCCGCAAACTGTGCAATCACGCCCGCCGCCGCAACAAGTATCTGTGGCACGTTGCTGATGATGCCCTGAACCAATCCTTTGAGCAGTTCAAAGCCTGTCTGCATCATATCGGGTATTTTGGCCATGAACCCCGCAGTCATAGTCATGATGGTGTTGCCAATTTCCCCATTCAGCAATGCAGTGATGCCATGTTGAATCGTTGGCATGATCTGCGTTGCCGCCGCAATAATCACCTGTGGCATGGCCTTGAAAATGTTGCCAACCATCGGAATGAGATTGTTAAACAGCAACGCACCCGCAGACTGAACAATCTGCGTAACTGGTTCGGTTACATCCAATCCCAATGACATGGATGCCATTAAATTTCGAAATGATGCTTTTAAGGCGTTCATTGAACCGGTCAAGGTTGTGCTTGCTTCCTTAGCCGCCACGCCAGCAACGCCCAATTCTTCTTGAATTGCGTGAATCGCCGCATATACATCACCCAAATTGTTAATGTCATATTTGATGCCGGTCAGTTTTTCTGCGTCTTTCAGCAGTCTTTCCATTTCGGTTTTAGTGCCGCCATAGCCTAACTTCAGATTGTCAAGCATGGTATAGTTCTGCTTTGCAAAACCCTGATAGGCTGCCTGAATACTTGAAATGTCTGTACCCATTTTGGCGGAATTGTCGGCCATGTCCATAATTGCGGTGTTGGCCGCTTCCATTGCTTTCTGCGTGTCACCACCAAATGCAGACTTCAAAGCCGCACCGAATGACACGGCCTGTTCAGCGTAGGTGTTTGCATCAATGCCCGCCTGTGCCGCTTCCATTGCGTATTTTTTGGCTGCGTCTGCCGCATCACCGTACAGTGTTTCTAAACCGCCGAATGACTGCTGAAGTGCGCCGCCCGCTTCCAATGATGCCTTGATGGTATCACCTAGAATCTTGCCGACACCCGCCGCAATCAGTGCGGTTTTCATTTTGGATGCCAATGACTTGCCGATGGCTTCACCAGCTTGTGCGCCACTGCCACTGAATGCCTGTTGAATGCTGCCCGCAACGCCTTTGAATGACGGCACAAGATGAACATATGCCGTTGCGATGTTTGTTCCGCTTGCCATCTTACCGCCTTTCTATGATCTTTTCCCTTGCGTTCATAAACGCTTCAGGTGTATCAAATCCTGTTGTTTTGTGCTGTTTGACTGTATCGCCGTTCAGAATTGCGTCTGCAATGGATTTAGGCCGATTCTTGCCCTTTTGCCCGTCTTTGGTGTTCTGCCAAATCAACACGCTTAATCTGTCCACGGCATACGCCAACAGCAATATTTCATTGCTTGTGCGCATCCCTGACAGTTTCATCTTTATTCTTGAATTGTCCCTTAAACCGGCAGAAAAAAGCGCAATCCGTGTTGCCGGGTGCGCTTTTATATCATATATGTTGTACGTTTCCGCCAGGTCACACAACAGTGCGCCACGGTCAGTGTGCAACATGCCGGCAAGGGTTATAAGTTTTTTCCGTTGTCACCAAACGCCGTAAAAATGTCAGTGATTTCCGTGCTGATCTTCTCAAGCGGAACACGGCCATTTTCACGCACATGGTCATACAGTTTTTTACGCTGTTCAGACCCTAGCAGTTTGGCGCACACTTTGGAAAAGGCAAGCGGGTTGTCATCCATCGAATCAGCAATTGCGTCAATTAATTCCATGTCATCAATGACGGCATCATCAATTTCAAATTCAAACCCGCTGGCCGTTACGCCCTTTTTGATTGCCATTAAGCAGTTACCGTATATTCATACGAGCAGTTACCGCTTGTGTCAGGCAGTGCAGTCACGGTGATTTCATAGCCGACAGGTTCACCGTCAACATACGATGTGTCACCAATTTCGGAAACCTTGCCATTCGGAATGACGATCCGGGAAACAGCACCGTTGTACACAAGGTCAACAACCCATGCGTGCAGACCAAGTTCAGCAGAATTGACAACCGTTGTGATACCTGTTGCCAGCGCACCGGTAACATTGGCATCACCATAAACGGCCTTACGCACGTCAATGGACAGTGCTTCAATCAGTGTGAACGTGAATGTTTCTTCAAACTCTGTCTGCGATGTCATAACAGTATCGCCGCCCCATGCCTTAATCGCTTCAGAATCACGTGTCATGCCCTGTGTCATGCCATCTTCGGAAATATAACCGAGATTCACAAAAGCCGCATCAAGCGCTGTTGTGGCATCTGTCGGCAGCGTTGTGGATGTCGGCGCAATGCTTACTGCGCCGCCAATCTTCGGCTTGCCCGCTGTTACATAGGATGCATTAGCCATAATATGCCCCTTTCTTAATAATGTGTTAAATCAAAAACAGCCTGATAACGTGGTTGTTTTGTTTCTGTGTCCGTGAAATTGTAATCAGAATTCAAATCAATTCTTGTGATCTCATCAAGCGTGATGATATTGAACATTGCGGCCTTGACCTGTTCATTTAATTCTGCCGCTTCGTACAATGTCGGCGCATATGACTGAATTGCCACTGTGGCGGTAAAGATATGGTTTGCCCGGCTTGAACCGGTTTTTTCCAACAGAATGAATTTCCTGTTTCCGGGATTTTCAACCGTTTCAGGCATCTGCATGAATACGTCAATCCCATCAGCAGTGAAATACTCTGTCAGATAATCCAATATCGTTTTTTCAATCATTTGTGCAGTGCTTTCAGCAGTGTGTTGTTTCTGCTGTTGTCCTTTCTTGCCTTGTACGTTGCGGCTCTGACTTCCCCGATATAACGCTTTTTACCGACTTGATACGTTGTTTCGTATCCCTCACCGGCATTGCGCTGAACCTGTTCTGTGACTTCCTGAATCAAACCCGCCACTTCAGCGGATTTCAAAAGCGATTGAATGCCCGCCGAATCAAGCACAATTTTCACATCATTCATAGCGGATGCATTTCACTTTCTTGTGCCAGCTTAACGGGATGTTGGCTTCAATGCCCTGTTCAGGAATGCCATACGTTAGGAATTTATGCCCAAAGAATTCAACAATCTGATTTTCCCAATTGTCTGTATTTCCCTTTGGAATTCCTAAAACGTATTCAATTGCACGGCCTGTCAGATTCAGTTCATTAGTGCGCTCTTCAGGTGTCGGCTGCCCAACAAGCACATTGTCAACGGTTTTGCTTGTCCACATGTAAACGGGTTCATTAAAGCCGTCCGTTGCTGTCTGTGTCTTGTTCCACAGCGTTATAGTCATGCCCTGAATCATGGCTGATAAAAGTCAATCACGCCAATGCGTGGCCGCTTCAGTCCAAGCCGCTTCAGGTCTGATGGCAGTATCGCATTGCCAATGCCGCCGCCTGGCACAGCATAAGTGCCTGACCATGAATAGCCTAACCCCGCCTGACTTTCCTGTGTCATCGGTTCGCTTGTGGTGTTCTGCCGTAGAATTCTGCTGATTGCTGAAACTGTCACTTCCTTTGCGACATTTTCCAATCCGGGCAGTAACACAATCATCGCATCAAGATCACGGCCAACCATGAATGCCCTATATCTCAACTCATCGGAAATAACGGGCAGTAAGGCTTCAACCCTTGTCTGTTCATCAACGCTTAATGTTCTGAATAAAATTTCAACATCTTCCAGTGTTGCAAATGGTTCTGCCATTTGTAATCACCTCATTTCTTTGGTGTTCTTTTGCGCTTCGGC